TGCTGTGACTGGTCGTGGTGCGGATCTATTTATTATTGATGACCCACACTCGGAGCAAGATGCGATGAACATGAATTCCTTTGAGAGAACTTGGGAATGGTATACCTCCGGTCCTCGTCAGCGTTTACAACCTGGTGGTAGAATTATTGTGGTGATGACAAGATGGAATACAAAAGATTTAACAGGAATGTTACTCAAAGCTCAACAACAAGATCCTAAAGCTGATCAATGGGAAGTGATAGAATTTCCAGCCATCCTTCCAAGCAATAAACCTGTATGGCCAGAGTATTGGAAATTAGAAGAATTAGAGACGGTCAAAGCTTCGCTGTCCGTGGCTAAATGGAATGCTCAATATCAACAGAATCCAACATCAGAGGAAGGATCTCTCATTAAACGTGAATGGTGGAAGGTGTATGACAAAGATACTCTCCCTCAACTCCATCATGTGATCCAAAGTTATGATACAGCTTTCATGAAAAAACAAACGGCAGATTTCTCGGCTATTACAACATGGGGAGTTTTCTACCCAAGCGAGGACAGCGGACCGTGCTTATTGCTCCTCGATTGTGTGAAAGATAGATTAGAGTTCCCTGAACTCAGAAGAGTGGCTAAAGAACAGTATGACTACTGGAAACCTGAATCGGTGATTATTGAAGCAAAAGCGACAGGACTACCTTTAACCTATGAACTACGTAAATTAGGAATACCTGTTTTAAACTTTACACCTAGTAAAGGAAATGATAAACATACAAGAGTAAATTCTGTTGCTCCTATGTTTGAAGCAGGAAAAATTTGGGCACCAGATAAAAAGTTTGCAGAGGAAGTAATAGAGGAATGTGCTTCGTTCCCTTATGGCGACCATGACGATTTAGTAGACAGCACAACACAAGCTGTTATGAGATTTAGACAGGGAGGATTTATTGAACACCCAGATGATTATGAAGATGAACCCTTACCTCACCAACAAAGGACGTATTACTAATGGCCGAAATAGATAAAGCATTACCTAACGCAAATTTAAATTTAGATGAAGAAGAACAAGATATCCTTATAGAAGAGACTCAAAAAGATATTTCCAACGATGATATTTCAGTTATGGAAATGGAAGATGGTGGAGCTGAAATTAATTTTGATCCGAATGCCGTGGAACCCGGTGAAAGTGTTGATCACTTTGACAACTTAGCAGAACTTTTACCTGATGGTATTTTAAACCCTATTGGATCAGATCTTTCCAATAAATATGAAGATTATAAATCATCAAGAGCAGAATGGGAAAAAGCCTACACAGAAGGTTTAGAATTATTAGGATTTAAATATGAAGATAGAAGTGAACCCTTTAGAGGAGCAAGTGGTGCAACACATCCTGTGCTTGCAGAAGCCGTTACACAATTTCAATCCTTAGCTTATAAAGAATTATTACCAGCAGGTGGACCTGTAAGAACACAAGTCATTGGTGCAGACAATATACAAAGAAGAGAACAAGCGAAGCGTGTTCAAGAATTTATGAACTATCAGATCATGCATAAAATGACAGAGTATGAAGCTGACATGGATCAAATGTTATTTTATTTACCACTAGCAGGATCAACATTTAAAAAAGTTTATTACGATCAATTATTAGATAGAGCAGTTTCAAAATTTATTCCGGCTGATGATTTAGTTGTACCTTATTCAGCAACTAGTTTAGAAGAAGCAGACACAATTATTCACGTAGTTAAAATCTCAGAAAATGATTTACGTAAACAACAAGTTAATGGTTTCTATAGAGATGTAGATTTATCTTCTCCTGGTTCAATGAATTCTGATATCAAAGATAAGGAAAGAGAATTAGAAGGAATTAAAAAAGGCCAAGAAGAAGATATTTATAATTTATTTGAATGTCATGCAAATTTAGATTTAGAAGGTTTTGAAGATATCAATCCTCAAACTGGTGAGCCCACAGGAATTAAGCTACCTTACATTATAACTGTTGAAGAAGGATCTAATGAAGTTTTAGCTATTAGAAGAAACTATAAAGAAGAAGATACTTTAAAAAGAAGAATAGATTACTTTACTCATTTCAAATTTTTACCGGGTCTAGGTTTTTATGGCTTTGGTTTAATTCACATGATTGGTGGATTATCTAGAACTGCAACTTCTGCTCTTAGACAATTACTAGATGCTGGAACTTTATCTAATTTACCTGCAGGATTTAAACAAAGAGGTATTAGAGTGAGAGATGAAGCTCAACCATTACAACCAGGTGAGTTCAGAGATGTTGATGCACCGGGTGGTAACTTAAGAGATTCTTTTATGCCACTACCTTTTAAAGAACCTTCACAAACATTATTACAATTGATGAGTACAGTTGTACAAGCCGGTCAGCGTTTCGCGTCTATTGCTGATATGCAAGTGGGTGATGGAAATCAAGGGGCTGCCGTTGGAACAACAGTAGCATTACTAGAACGTGGTTCTCGTGTGATGTCAGCTATTCACAAGAGACTTTATTCAAGTATGAAAAAAGAATTCAGTTTATTATCCGATGTCTTTAGTTTGTATCTTCCTCCCGAATACCCTTATGATGTCGTTGGTGGACAACGTAACATCAAACAAACAGACTTCGATGATAAAGTAGACATCTTGCCAGTTGCAGATCCAAATATTTTCTCCCAAACACAGCGTATTTCTATCGCTCAAACGGAACTGCAAATGGCTATGTCTAATCCAAAATTACACAACCTCTATCAAGCGTACCACAACATGTATACAGCTTTAGGAGTTAAAGATATTAACGCTATTCTACCTTTACCAAAACAACCACAACCAATGGACCCAAGTATGGAACATATTCAAGCTATGAGTCAACAAACGTTCCAAGCTTTTCCAAAACAAGACCATCAATCACACATTGATGCCCATTTAAACTTTATGAGTACTAATATGGTTAAAAATAATCCATTAATTTCGTCTATGGTGTTTAAAAATGTGCTTGAACATATAAGTTTGATGGCACAAGAGCAAATTGAACTAGAATTTAAAGAAGAATTACAACAATTACAACAAATGCAGGCTCAAATGCAACAAAATCCACAAATGCAACAAAATCCACAAATGCAACAACAAAATCCACAAATGCAACAACAACAAATGGAAATGCAAAGGATAACAATGACTATTGAAAGTAGAAAATCACAGTTAGTGGCTGAAATGACTAAAGATTTCATGGAAGAAGAAAAGAAAATTTCTAATGACATGGAAAATGATCCTTTAATTAAATTAAAAGCTAGAGAAGTAGATCTTAAAGCCAAAGAAGAAGCTAGGAAGCAACAAGAAGGTGAAGATAAGATTGAAATGGATAGATTAAGATTGATTTCGAATAGACAATTAGCTGAAGATAAGCTAGAACAGACTGATGAGCATCAAAAACTTAGAGCAGGTGTCAGCTTGGCTAAATCAGGAATTCAAAATATGACTATGGTCGGTATAGATGGGAAGTAAATCAAAATCCTCTGGTGGAGGTGGTGGAAATCGTGGAAAAGTTCTTCAACAAGATTACTCTTCGTTTAAAACTCCTGAAGCTACTCAAGCAGCTTTAAATCGTCAAAAAAATATATTAGATAGAAATAGAACTTCAACAGGAGCTTTTGCAAATCTTACCAATAAAAATAATCCTAATGATAAATTTTCTCCAGCAGATAAGTTAAGAAATGCTGGATATACTTTAAATGATACCATGGATAAAGTTATGTCTCCTACGGGAGCAACAATTGCTGGAATAAATAAAAACAATGAATTATTTAGTGGTAGTCAAAATGTTTCTGAGATTTTTAGAAATAATCTTAATACAAACCCTAACCAAAGAGATAGCTTCTCACCAGAAGCTACGAGACAAGATGATAGAGTATCAAACACTTTTAATGTTTTAGATCAAATATATGGTTTAGATGAACTGTCTAAAGCGGGTGAAGAAAAAGTTAATAAAGTTTTTGATTATGGTAGAGGAGTTAAATTTGCTAATAACGCAAATCCAGCCGATCCATTTAGATTAACAGCTAGTACACCAACTGGACCACAATTAAGATGGCCTTTGAGTGAATCGAAT